CGACGACCCGAATACGGTCTACGAAATTCAAGACGATGGCCTCGCCGTGCTTACCGCAGCGGCGTGCAACAAGAACGCTCAGTTCACGGTGGTTAATCCGACCGCGCCGCTGCAAAATTCGGCTACGGTCATGCAAACCAGCGCAGCAGGCGGCGGTTCGGCACCCCAGCCGACGGCGACGTTCCCGCTCAAGATTCTCGGTCTTGTGCTGCGTCAAAGCCCGGCGGGCGGTAATGGTTTCGGCGCTTACGCGCGCTGGATGGTCAAGATTAACACCCACGATCTCAGCGCCTCGGGCGTTGTCGGCGTCTAATAAGGAGCAACGCACATGGCTGGCGGCGTAATCACAACTGGCTCGTCCCCCAAACTGCTGTGGCCGGGGTTGTTTGCAACCTTCGGTCGCAGCTACGACGAGACTAATCAAGAGTGGAAACCTCTTGTTGATGTTTTCCAATCGCAGAAGCACTACGAAGAAATCGTACAGATCGTTGGCTACGGCACTGCTCCGCAGAAGCCGGAAGGTTCACCGACGCTGTATGATACCGAGTGGCAAGGCTTCGTAACGCGTTTCATCCACATCGCGTATGGCCTCGGCTATATCGTGACCAAGGAAGAAATTGACGACAACCTGTATCCGCAGGTCGCCGCCGAACGCGCTACGGCTCTCGGCTTCTCCTTCCGTCAAACGAAGGAAACGGTAGTGGCGAACTTCTATAGCAACATGTTCACCACGAACGGTTCGGACGGCACCCCCCTTATCAACGGCGCTCACCCGTTGCAAGGCGGCGGCACCGGCACGAACACGTTGGCCGTACAGGCCGACTTGTCTGAGGCTGCTTTGGAAGATATTTTCATCCAAATGCAACTGACGACCGATGATCGCGGCAACCGCATCGCTTTGATGCCCCGTATGCTCATCGTCCATCCGCAAGAGATTTTCAATGCTCAGCGCATCCTGAAGTCGACGTTCCAAAGCGGTACCGCGAACAACGACATCAACGCGTTGAAGTATATGAACATCTTCCCGGAAGGTGTGAAGTCGAACCGTTACCTGACGGCACCGCACGCGTTCTTCATCCGCACGAACCTGATGGCGAAGCAAGGCCCGATCCTGTTCCAACGTAACGCAATTTCGTTTGCTGAAGACGGCGATTTCGATACGGGCAACATGAAGTACAAGGGCTACGAGCGCTATTCGGTCGGTATGGCTGACTGGCGCGGCGTGTTCGGCGTCAACGGGCCGTGATAGGGCGCCGGGGCTTCGGCCCCGGCATTTCCTGAAAGGATTTCGCCATGCGAAATAACGCTAAGGTATCGGGCAAGAAAGCTAACATCCTGACGCCGACCGATCATAAGCCTAAGAAGAAAATGCCTACCGCCATGGGCGCGGGCAACATGATGCTTGGGTTGTCGAAGGGCAAAGGCGCGGCGCGTAAAACGCCCAGCCGTAAGGTTAAGCACCGGAAAATGCCATGAACAAGAAAAATCGTCCTGACGTAATGGACAATGCGAATAGCATGATGCCCCGCGATAAAAGCGGTGTAGTCAACGACAAGTACGAACGTAGCTGCCCTGCCGAGAAAAGTGTTCCCGGCCAACAACCGACCTCGAAAGGTCAAGTCAAACACTAAGACGCGCCTCGTGCGCGTTGCCTAGCAACGTCTTAGGAGCTTCAAATGCCGACCCCGATGCGTATTCCCGCAGGTTTCACTCAGGATAACCCCACCCAACCGCTCGCCAATCTTGGCGTACCTGATCCGTTTTTCTGCCACACGTTCGCTACTGATTTTGATGCACTGCCTACTGGCGTGTGGACTACTTCAGGCACGGCAACTATTGTTCCGCCTGCGCTCATCGCCGGGGATGGTGGCATTGTTCAATTTGCTACTGAAACTGGCTCACCGGCTGTGGGAGATTTTGTTTCCGCACAACTTTCTGCGGCCACATTTACCGCCCCCGCTTCCGCTAAGCGAATGTTTTTCTTGGTTCGTTTCGCAACGAACTTTGCCCAGCTTAACGCGCTTCGCTTAGGCATGATGGCAATTTCTGCCACGCCGTTCACCGGTACGCCAGACGGTATTTACTTCACTAAGAGCCAAAACAGCCTTACTAGCCTTGCGCTGCAAGTGGTAGTAGGTGGCGTGGTTACAGGCACCGTGTCGGTTCCCACTACTGTCGTAGCGCTTGCCAACAATACCTATTTTGATTTGGGTTTCGAAATCACTGCTAGCGGCGAAATCAAAGTGTTCGGCGGCACGAATCTGGTTGGATTCCGCCCGCAATCGGGTACGGCTGCGCAAACGACGCCCCCGCCCGTTGGAGGCCCTGTGGCGCGGTTTAGGCCCAGTGCACTGCCCGTTGTCGCAATGAGCCCCACGTTGGGCGTACAAGCTGGCGCCGCTTCACAAGCCACGATGAACGTCGATTTCGTTTTGGCTTCGAAGGAGCGTTAAAATGCTGATTAATATTACGCCCCCGACGACTACGGGGGTGTTTTTCACGGGCCAACAGCTTCGCGGCGACGCGAAATTGCAAATCTCTGGCAGCATGCCCGCAGCTTTTACGGGGGCGAGTATTGTTGTCGAAGTGTCTTTGGACGGGCAGAATTATTCAGCATTGTCTTCCAGCGGTGCGGGGTTTAACGCCACTAGCAACGGCCCTTACCCACTGAACGGTTCGGCTATTGGATTTTTATCGGCTTCGGATAGTTATATTCTTAATGCTGCTGGCGTTTATCCGTGGTTTAGATTGAACTGTACAAGATTGGATTCCGGAGTGAATGTTTCTTCGGTTATTCTTCAGGGGTGACGCATGGGCTTTTCATATCGTATTCAGGAAGACGGCCCGAGAAACGCAGTTTTGTGGATCGATGACGACGGGCAAACCAGCACAGGCGCTGTCACGCCGGTCCCGCCGGGCGTTTCGCTCATCACCCCAGGGCAATTAGGGTACGTAGATATTTCTCGTCTGCTCCGCGCGAAAAATTTGCGCATCGATAAGATCGAATGGGATATCAACGGCGAAGCTTCACAATTTGTTGAGCTTATTTGGGTGGGTTCCGCCGGTAATGCTGTCGCCTACCACATGATCGGGCGTGCCAATAAGTATTTTAAAGATTTTGGGGGCCTGTACCCCCCGTCGTCTATTGGCACTTTGACGGGCATTAATATCGCTGCGGGGTCTGAAACTTCAGACCCTACCGTCGCGCCGTTTAACGGAACCTACACAATAATTCTGTATTTGGTGAAGTCTTACTGACATGGGCCGTCACGACTACTACAAAAAGGGTCAGTGGAAAGTCGTGTGCGACGTGTGCGGCTTCTTCTACCATTCCGGCGATATGAAACAGCGTTGGGACGGGCTGATGGTGTGCACCAAGGACTGGAACCCGCGCCAACCGCAGGATTTTGTGCGCGGCATTCCCGATCCGCAAGCGGTGCCGTGGAGCCGACCGGACTCGCAACCGCAGTTCGTACCCAACAATGCGCCGCCTGCCGAGCCTATTGGGCCGCTTAACCCGGAGTATGATTAATGGCCTACCAGTACACGAATAACGCGACGACTACGGTAGGCTCGACGATCTCCCCTACTGATACGCAGATTACACTTGCGGTGGGCGGCGCAGCGCTTTTCCCGATTCTGTCGTCTACCAGTGATAGCTTTTGGATCGACGTTACCAAAGCCGCTGATCCCATTGGCGACACTCTTGGCCGCGAGATTATGCGTGTCACGGCCACGGTCGGTAACGTCTATACGGTCGTCCGGGCGCAACAGGGGACTACGGCGGGCAGTTGGTCGACTGGTGATATCATTACGTTACGTGTAACGGCGCTTCAATACGCTGATTTCTTGTCGAAAACCTTCGGCGGTATTGTGCAAGCGCCGCTGACAGTGAACTCTAGCGTAACCGCGTTGCAGTTTAATGTGTTTTCCGATGCGCGCATGAAGAGTGGTATCACCTCGGTAGAGGACGCACTGGGCAAACTCATGGCTGTGCGTCCGGTTCACTACTTTATGGGGCCGTCACAACGCCATTCGTCCGGCTTTTTGGCGCAAGAAGTGCAACAAGTGCTGCCTGAAGCGGTTTCGCAAGACGAAAACGGCCATTTGAGCGTTGACTATGCGCAGTTTATCCCGATTTTAACGGCAGCAATGCAGGAATTACGCGCCGAAATGGAGAAAAACCGTGTCAAACACCGGTTCCATCCCGAAAACCTTATCCGGAGCGCGAAAAATGCCTTTGAAAAGTGGAAAAAGCCGAAAGGTGGTATCCGATAACATCCGCAAGGAAGTAAAAGCGGGCAAGCCGCAAAAACAAGCCGTAGCAATCGCCCTCTCGAAAGCCGGGAAGTCGAATAAACAGAAAAAGAGGAAGTAATGGCAACGTCAGGTTCGTACACCTTCTCTCTGACACGGGACGCCCTGATTCAGCAGACGTTTTCGCTGATGGGAACTTACGACGACGATAGCCCCCCGCCGCAAACAGCGATCAATACCGCCTCGGTGCAACTTAATCTGCTGATGAAGCAGATGATGACGAAGAATTACAACTTGTGGTGCCTGACGGATGTCACGATCCCGCTTACTACGGGCAAAATTCAGTATCTGTTAGGCCCCGGTACACCGACAGATTTTGCGACATATAAACCGTTGCGCATTCAAATGGCGCGGCTTCAATACACCGATACCGGCCCTTATCCGTTGGAAGTCCCGCTAATCGAGCTATCCCGTCAAGAGTACAACATGTTGGGGCAAAAGACAGCCCCCGGAACGGTCAATAGCTGGTTCTACGATCCCCAGCGGTTGCAAGGCATTCTCAGCCTATATCTGTCACCGGATGTTGTGCCGAATACGATTATTCTGACCGTACAGCGCCCGATTCAAGATGTGCTGACGGGGAGCGATGATTTTGACCTACCGATTGAATGGTTGAATGCGCTTTCGTACAATCTCGCCGCCGCATTGTGCCTACACTTCGATGTGCCTGCCAATAAGACGAGTGTTATTATCCAATTGGCGCAGAAATATTTAGACGAAATGCTCGATTTCGATCAGGAAACGGCGAGTACGTTCTTTTCCCCCAACATGCGCTTGATGGACAATAAAGGGGCGTACTAATGCCGTCAACTGACGCCATCCAGCGCATCCCGCTCGCCGGTACGATTACTTCCCGAGACGCATCGCTTAAAAAAGATGCGCTTCTGTTCAACTGCTACGCCGAACAAGGCGACGGCGGGAACTTGCGGGCTGTCCGGCGTTTCGGTATTGCCAAATACCAGACCTATACCGCCGGGCAAGGACTTGGGCTATTCAACTACAAAGAGCAACCGCTCTCGGTTATCGGCTCGACGGTTCGCTTAGGTGCTTCGGTGCTGTCTACTACGGTCGACACGGGAAGTGTGTACCAATACACACCGGGCACAAGCGAAAACGGGTTCTTGCTCAAAGATAATCTCTTTGGCTATACCTACGACGGCACGACATTCGCCAGTATTCCGCCTGCATCGGATGGCGTGAAAGTCCAATCAATCACTATCACGAACGGCGGTTCCGGCTATTCAGCGCCGCCAACAGTGACAATCGCCAACGACGGAGGCGGAACGGGAGCTACCGCCGTTGCCGTAGTTCAGGGCGGTGTAGTTACGTCGGTGACGATTACGAACGGCGGCAACGGTTACACCAGCGCGCCGACGGTATCCTTCACCAACGCCGCCGGGGATACGACCGGCGCAGGTGCAGCGGGTTACGCCAATATCGGTGCAAATGCGTATCCCGACCAGACAGTGCCGGGCGTGGCTTTCATGGACGGCTATGCGTTCGTCATGGACGCGACCGGCAAGATTTGGAATAGCGCGCTAAATAACCTGAAACTGTGGGATCCGCTGTCCTATATTTCGTTGCAAATTCCGGACGTGGGCGTGGCTATTACACGCCATTTGAACTACGTAATCGGCTTCGGCTCGTACACGACTAGTTTTTTCGGCCTGAACGGCGCTTTCACGCCGCCTGGTTCGCCGCTGATTATCAATGAATCGATCACCGCGAAAATCGGCTGTGCTTGCGCCACCAGCGTAGTCACCGCCGAGAATACGGTATTTTGGGTTGGGCAACATCCGAATCGCGGTCGCAGTGTGTACGCCTTCGACGGGCTTGTCCCGGTGCCGATCTCCGACCCTTACATTGACCGTATCTTGGCCCGCGACCCGCTTACGCAAGTCGCGGCATTCTACATTGAGATTGCCGGGCACAAACTTTACTACCTGACGCTGCCGACGAGTAACGTCACGCTGGTGTTTGATCTGACCACTAAAATGTGGCACGTATGGTCGGCTCTTGCCGCTAATGCTACGCAACTTAGCGGCACGATTATCGAAACGGATGGCTACACATTCACGGTTGTGTCCCCTGAACACGGCCTGACGAACGGCGATATCATTACCGTGACGGGAACCGGAACTAACCCGTATTCTGAGAATGTTATCGTGTCGGTCATCGACCGTAACACGTTGACGTTCACCACCGAAAAAATCCCGTCCATGGGGGTGAATGCCGCCGTAGTGAATGAGTTTTCGGTGAACAGCGGGGCGCTTAACTATTTGCTCGATCCGTCTGTTACAATTACTACCTACAAACAAGTGTACTATCCTGTTAATTACTACGCCTTCATCAACAACACTGACTTGTTGCTGGGGCAGAGTAATGGCATAATTTACCAAATTAGTCCGGATTTCTGGACGGATGACGGGACGCCTATCTACATGGGCATCCGCACTTCCGCCAAGGATTTCGGTTCCAACAAACGCAAGTTCTACCAGAAAGCGGAAGTTATCGGTGACAAGGTGCAGGCATACGCCTACATCGGTTACAGCGATAACGATTTCCAATCCTTCGGGGCTTTTCGGGGCGTGAACCTTGCGGCATACCGCTCCCAACTCCGAAAATGCGCAGCCGCCCGCCGAAGGGCGTGGCAGATCCTGTACATTGACCAGCCTCCTATGCGGTTCTACGAACTGGAATTGGAGGTTCAGGAAGGGATGCAATGACGCAAATCGACACCAAAGTACTGGTACCGGACGATATCGAATTTCACAGCGCTGACGGCGTTTTCGTCAAGCAGATGTATTTGAAGGAAGCCGATATCCTTGTGGGGCAACATTCGCATACGTACGAGCATTTGTCGATGCTCGCGCGGGGTTCTGTTCGGGTCATTCAGAACGGGAAATTCATTGGGGATTTTCATGCCCCCGCCGCTATCAATATCCCCGCGCATACGAAGCACATGTTTCTGAGCCTAGAACCAGAAACTATCGTGTATTGCATTCACAACGTAAGTCGTGACGGCGAAGTCAGTATTGCCGATCGTCACGACGTTTTTGATTTCGGAGTCTGATATGCCTTGGGGAGCATTAGTTGGTGGGGGCATGAGCCTGCTGGGCGGATTGTTTGGCGGCGCTGGGGCATCCATGTCAGCCGACGACATGGTGAACATGTACAAGGAGTTGAACCCGTTCTTCGGCTACGAAGCGGGTTTTTCTCAACGCCTCAACGATCTGGTTAGCAATTCCAGCTACGCCAACACCTACACCGCGCTTGCGGGCACAGGACAGCAGTACGCCAATCTCCTTTCGAATCCCGACTCGATCTACAGTTCAAAAGTTTTCAATTCGATGATGGGGCAGGGCACTAACGCTGTGAATAGTGCAATGGCGGCGCAAGGTTTGAATGGCTCCGGCAACCAGCTTGCAGCGTTGCAGAACTATGGGCAGTCGCTCGCCGGGAACTATTTCAATTCTTTAGCAAATACTTACAGCCAAGGGTACCAGAACGAATTGGCTGCGGGGAATACCTATTTCAATCAATTGGCTACCCTTTCTGGTGTGAACAATCAAGCCAGCGCGGCGGGCACCCTCAATAACATGCAAAATGCTCAGCAACAAGGGATAAATTCCATGAGCCAAGGCATTACCGGTGCGCTATCTAGTTTATTTGGTGGCCTGGGTAGCAGCTATAACACCAATTCTCTTATGGGCAGTATGGGAAATTCCATGATAGATAATTGGGGTAATTATGGGATGGCGTCCGGCGGCGGAAGCATGACTAGCATGTTCGGTCCGGGCGGCTATACCGGTAATTTTGGCGGCGGCTCTTTTGGTAGCGGCTTGTTCTCTCTGTAAGGAATTGACATGGCAAGCGGACTTGATTTTGGAGCCATGCTGACTTCGGCACTGGGGGACGCACTTGTCAATTTCCCTCAGCGAAAAGCCGATATGGATTTCCAGCGCCAATATCGGCAGCAGGAGATTGAATCGCGCGATCTGAAGAATCAACAGCAGCAAATGCAGATGGAGTACATGCAGCGGCAAATGGCGGATCAGGACTTGATCCGCCAAGCCGCGCGTAGCGGCATGCAACCGTCTGACGACATGAGCCTCGGCAATGCGATGGGCGATCTCGGCGGCTCGGGCGGCGCGCAACCGCAATCGGCTGCGCCCGCATCGGCTAGCGCCGCCGCGCCTTCGGGTAGCGTCAAAGGCCCGTTGTCGATGGATCAACTTGCGCAACTGGATCAGCAGAACGGTCTGCCGGTGGGTACGTCCTACGGCATTATGATGGCCGAATCTGGGGGTAAGGTCGATGCGGTATCCCCCAAGGGGGCGCAAGGGCCTTTTCAGGTCATGCCCGCAACGGCCCAAGACCCCGGTTACGGGTTGAAGTCGTTCAACCCGAAAGACCCGAATGGTGCGATGAGCTACTTCGGGGCGATGTACAAGAAAGCCGGGGGCGACATCAGCAAGGCGCTGGGCTTCTGGAACGCAGGCCCGGCGGGGAACCCGAACAACCCCGAGACGCAAGGGTTTATCCCCAAGGTGCAGAAGGGCATTCAAGAGTTCCAGCAAATGTACGGCTTGCGCAACCAAGCCGCGCAAGGAACCCCCGCGGGGGTCATCGATGCCGCTCAAGCCACGGGGGTGAACCCCGGCATGACGGTCTACGATCAAGCCGCCCGCGCCCAGCAAGGGCAAATCAAACAGGCGTTGGCGACGGCTCAAAATCTCACCAAAGCGGGTCGGCCCGACTTGGCCGCTCAGTATTATGACAGGGCCGCTGAACTGCAACAAGGGCAAGTAAAGTTGCAGAAGCAACAGCTTGACGCGCAAAAAGAAGCCAACACGGAAACGGCTAAGTTGGCGACCGGCGTCACCGATCAGGCGAGCTATGACAATTTTCTAGGGCAACTCCGCTCTAATCCTGCTATGGGGGCCGCTACTCGCGGTCTCAATCTCACTGGCGATTACGCACAAGATCGCAATAAAATTGAATCGCTGGCGCAGCGCACGATGACGCTCAAAGATCAGGCGGATATCCGCCTGAAACAAGCGACTCTGGCGCTCAAACAGCAAGAAGAGCAGCGCAAACAGGATAAAGAAGACCGCATCGCAATGGCCCCCGCAAAAGCGGCTGCGGATACGGCTGCGCGGATGGAAGTCAACCGAAAGGCTGGTATCCCGACCGCGCAAACGTCTTCGGAACTGTATGGCGATCCGAAGATGGCTCAAGCGGCGCAGGCCAAGATCAATACGGCTAACGCGGCGCAGCTTCGCAGCGATACAGCGGTGCGCGGTACGATTTCAAAAGCGGGTGAAACTCTTACCCGCATGCAAGAACTGATCGATAAAGGCGCGGTTACAGGATCTTTTGCGGCTTCGTTAGGTGAACCGGGGCAAGGCGGCTCAGGGCAGTCAACGGGCGGGATGCTTCAAAAATTTGCGTACACAACTATGCTGGACGCAAAGCAGCAAGAATTTGCTAAGTTGAGTAATGATCTGGTATTGGGGCTTCAGGACTTGAAGTCAGCCCAACAAGGCAGCGGTCGTTCGGCGCAAACGGCGGCGATGGCGCGTATTATTCAATCTACTAAACCGTCATTATCCATGAGTAAAGACGCTAATGAGCGTATCATCGGCTCTCTTAAAGCCGAGGTAACAGACCAATTAAATTTGTTGGCCTTTACCGATGAATATGCTCGGGCAAATCCCACCGCAGACCGCAACTTGGCTAGATCAGAGTGGGCGGCATACCGGCAAGCGGTGCCGCTTTATCGCAATGGTGAGCCAAATCCGCAAGCTATCCCCGGCAAACCCGAATACATAGATTATCACGATTGGTTCCGGGAGCATCGTTACTAATATGGCCGAATATCAAAATCCGTTTGAAGGCTATAAGACCGAGCCCGAGAAAACACCGGAAGCCGCAAAAAGCGATTCCGGCGTGCTTGACATGGCGATGAAGTTGACGCCACAAGGGATGTTGCCGACCAAAGAAGAAGCCGCCAAAGTTTTACAGTCCGCTACCTTTGGCTTCGGCGCAGATGTTGCGGGTGCGATCGTTCCCGGCGCGGATAAAAAGATTCGCGGCCTAGCCGACATGTACGATCAAAAACACCCTCTTGCCGGTCTTGGATTAGATCTGGCGGTGGGGGCCGCGCAAGGGTTCGCGTTGCCCGGAGCAGGGACGGCGGGCGCAGTTGGCAAAGTTCTT